GATGGTCAAGCCTCATATGTAGGTAAATATGGTGGTGGTAATGAATATTATAATGGTTATCTTTCTGAAGTAGTATGGATAGATGGTCAAGCCTTAGACGCAGATCAATTCGGAGAATTTGATTCTGGTAGTGGAATATGGAAACCAATAGATGTATCTGGTTTAACCTTTGGCGACAATGGATTTTATTTAGAATTTAAACAAGCTGGAACAGGAACCAATGCTAGTGGTATGGGTGCAGACACAAGTGGTAATACTAATCACTTTGCAGTTAATAACCTTACAGCAGTAGATCAATCTATTGATACTTGCACAAATAATTTTGCAACAATGAATCCTTTAGCAGTATATTTTAATGCAACAGAAAGTACATATTCAGAAGGTAATCTTCAAGTAGCTACACCTGCTGCTTCAAATAGTGATAATCCTTCTTCTGCAACAATTGGTATAACAAGTGGTAAATGGTATTGGGAAACAAAATATGTTTCAGAAGCATCTGGTGGTGATGATCTTGATTGGTCTTTTATTGGTATGATGGCACAAAATCCAACAGCTGCTACTGGAGATATATTTCTAGGTGGACCAGAAAATCAATTTGCTTATAGAGGTTATCAAGGAAAAGTTTTCAGAAATAACACAGTTCTTGCTACTTTGGCTACATATACAGCAGGTGATATTATATCAATTGCTTATGACGCAGATAATAATTTAATATATTTTTATAAAAATGGTGCTATTCAAAATAGTGGCACAGGATTAGCAGTAGCCGCACCAGCATCTACACCTTTAGGTGCTTGGTTTCCAGCAGTTTCAACTTGGGATGCTAGAACTTTTGTGTGGCAGCTGAACTTTGGTTCAGCACCTTTTGCAATCTCATCTGGCAACGCAGATGGTAATGGATTTGGTAATTTTGAATATGCGGTTCCATCGGGCTACTTTGCCCTTTGTACCAAAAACCTAGCGGAGTATGGATAATGGCTTATACAACAATAGACGATCCAACAGCATTTTTTCAATGTAAGTTATACACTGGAACAGGAAGCTCTCATGCTATTAGTTTAGATGGTCCTACAGATATGCAACCTGACATGGTTTGGTGGAAAGAAAGAACATCAACTGATTATCACACTATTGTTGATAGTGTAAGAGGTGCAACAAAAAGAATTTTTGCAAATGTTGATGAAGCAGCTGATACAAATGCTGAAAGTTTAAAAAGTTTTCAAAGTAATGGTTTTACCATGGGTACGAATACTGGAGCAAATGATGACAATCAAACTTATGTAGCTTGGAACTGGAAAGCTGGAACATCATTTACCAATGACGCAAGTTCAACAAGTGTTGGAAGTATTGATAGTGCAGGAAGTGCATCTGATATTTCTGGGTTCTCAATCGTTTCATTTACTGGTACAGGAAGTAATGGTACGATAAAACATGGGTTATCAACTGCACCAAATCTTTTTATTATTAAAAGACTAGATGCTGATAATGATTTTAGAGTTGGCTCAAGTGTTTTAACTAATTTTGTCAAACATATAAACTTAAACACAGATGCTGCAGAATCTAATTTAGCAGTAGCATTTAATAGTACTGGACCTACTACATCAGTTTTTAGTGTTGGTACAAGTATATCAGTTAATGCAGACGCTGGAACATATATAGCATATTGTTTTTCATCTATTAAAGGCTACTCAAAAATTGGAAGCTACACAGGTAATGGAAATGCTGATGGTACATTTGTTTATACAGGATTTAAGCCAGCGTTTGTTATAACAAAGCGAATTACTGATGGCAATGAAAGTTGGCATATATTTGATAATAAAAGAAATCCATTTAATATTGTAAATAAAAGGCTTCAAGCAAATAGTAATGGAGCAGAAGATACAGCTGCACCATTGGGAGATTTTACAGCAGGAGGTTTTAAAATTAGAGGAACTGGTGGTGGTATAAATGTTTCTGGAAAAAATTTTATTTACATGGCTTTCGCTGAAAATCCATTTGTAACATCAACAGGAGTGCCTGCAACGGCAAGATAATTATGCTACAAAAAGTACAATTTCAACCAGGGTTTAATAAACAAGTCACAGCAACCGGTGGCGAAGGCCAATGGGTTGATGGCGACAATGTTAGATTTAGATATGGTACTCCAGAAAAAATAGGGGGTTGGGCGCAATTAGGTTCTGTTGATATTACAGGACGTAACACAGCACTGCATCATTTTGTAAATGCTTCAGGTATTAAGTTTGCAGCTCTTGGTACAAATAGAATTTTATATGCTTATTCTGGTGGTATATTTTATGACATACATCCTATTAAATCTACAACAACTTTAACAAGTGCTTTTAGTACAACTAACGGATCAGCAGAAGTTACAATAACTTTTGCTTCAGCACACAATGCAAACAAAGGTGATATTATATTATTAGATAATTTTACAAGTATCACTAACTCTGGTTTTTTATCAGGAGATTTTGATGACAACAAATTTCAAGTAACAAGTATACCAACAACTACTACACTAACAGTTACAATGGCGTCTAACGAATCAGGATCTGGTGCATCAACATCAGGTGGTATTAGAGTAAAACTTTATTATTCAGTAGGTCCAGCAGTAGAAGTTGCAACAACAGGTTGGGGTCTTGGATCATGGGGTGGTGTACAACAAGGACAGTTTACATCTACGCTTTCATCAGGTATTAACGCATCAGTAACATCATTGACTATGGCGAGTTCAACATCTTTTCCATCATCAGGTACAGTACAAATTGACTCTGAACTAATAACTTATACAGGAAATAGTGGTGGCACATTATCTGGATTAACTAGAGGTGCAAACGGTACAACAGCTGCAATACATTCAAGTGGTGCAACAGTAACAGATGCATCAAATTTCTTTACATGGAACGGAACTACTTCTGGAGATATTGTAACAGCACCTGGATTATGGTCACTAGATAATTTTGGTAACAAACTTATTGCAACTATATCAGGTGGAGAAACTTTTGAATGGGATTCTGATCCTACAACAGCTACAGAGACTAGAGCAACTTTACTTCCTAATGCTCCAACATCATCAGCTTTTAGTTTAGTATCTACTCCTGATAGACACTTAATATTTTTTGGAACAGAGACAACTATTGGAACTAAATCTACAAGAGACGAAATGTTTATTAGATTTTCTGATCAAGAAAATATTGACTCAACAACATCATACGCACCATCAGCTACCAATACAGCAGGTACACAAAGACTTGCGGATGGATCTAAAATTGTAGGAGCAATCAGAGGTCGTGATGCAATCTACGTTTGGACTGATACAGCTTTATTTATTATGAGATTTGTTGGTGCACCTTTTACTTTTTCATTCCAACAAGTTGGTACAAACTGTGGATTGATCGGTAAGAATGCAGCAGTAGAGGTAGATGGTTCTGCTTACTGGATGTCAGAAAATGGTTTCTTTAGATACACAGGTAAACTAGAATCACTTGCATGTTTAGTAGAAGATCATGTTTACGATGATATCAATACAATTCCAAAACAACACATCAATGCAGGATTAAATAATTTGTTTGGTGAGGTTATGTGGTTTTATCCAAATGCTGGATCAGGGACCGTGAACCGTATGGTATGTTATAATTATCTTGACTCAACACCAGAACGACCAGTGTGGACAGTAGGAACACTTGCAAGATCTGCATGGCAAGATTCTGCAGTGTTTGGTCAACCTCACGCAACAGAATATAATCCAAATGCTACAACAGCCGCATCTGGTAAAGATCATGTTGTTGGATGCACAGATGGCACATCAACATACTTTGAACACGAAAAAGGATTAGATCAAATTAAAGAAGGAGCAACAAGTTCTATTACAGCAAACATACAGTCTGGAGATTTTGATATAGGTTCACAAGGTTTACAAGGTGATGGTGAGTTTATGATGAAAATTAGAAGAGTGTTACCAGATTTTTTATCACAAACAGGAGATAGTGTTGTTACATTAAATTTAAAAGATTTTCCAAATGACACTGCAGCAAGCTCATCATTAGGTCCGTTTACAGTATCATCAAGCACACAAAAAATTGATACACGAGCACGTGCTAGATCCATTGCATTAAAAGTATCTAATAGTAGTACAAGTCAGTTTTGGAAACTAGGTACATTTAGAATAGATATACAACCGGATGGTAGACGATAATGGCTAGAATTGTACAATCACTTACACAACCTACAAAAGATTATGATGAACAAATACAACAATCATTTGTAAGAGACATAGATAGTATTGTACAAAAATTAAATACTACGTTTCAACAAGATATAAAAGAAGAAGCGGAAGCGGAGGCATATTACTTTGGCTAATACATTTGTAAATAAAAAAATAGATTTAACAGCAACTAGTGTTACAACATTATACACAGTACCAGCAGCTACAACTGCTATTATAAAATCTATTCTAGTATCTGAAGACTCGGGGAATGCTGATACCTTAACAGTGACTATTACAGATACGGCTGACGCTGTATTTAGTCTTTTTAAAACAAAAGCAATCGGGGCAAATGCAACAGTAGAATTACTTACAGCACCTCTAGTAATGGAGGAGAGTGAAGTATTAAAAGTAACAGCAGCCACAGCAAACAGGCTACATGTGGTACTATCTT